ATCAACAAATAATTGGTATATATTTGACAATAAAAGAAGCCCTTGGAATGTCGTAGATGACGCTTTATGGGCTAATGAAGCTTGGGCTGATTTTGCATCCGCTAGTTATAATGTTGATTTTACGTCAAACGGTTTTAAGTTAAGAACAGATTCACAGAATAATAATAGCGGGGTGCAATACGCATATATGGCTTTTGCTGAAACCCCCTTCAAAACTGCCAACGCGCGATAAAGGAGAAAACAATGTTCGCAATAGTAAAAGACGGTACAATCACCGCAACAGGAACGTTAAAACAGCTCTTCCCTAATACCTCCTTTCCAGGGGGTGTAGCGAATGAAGACTTTAAAACTGCTAACGGGATAAAAGAGATTGTTAACGGGCAACGTAAAAATGACACATATTATTATACTACCCAAGAAGACATTACTTTAGTTGATGGTGTTCCTACTCGACAATATACTACTACGGCTAAAAGATTAAATGATGAAGATGCAAAAGATAATGATGGTAATCAGTTATACGTTCATGTTTGGGATCCCTCTGCCGATGGAGGCAACGGAGCAATGGTTGCTAGCAGTAAAAAGCTGGTTAATTATGGACTAAAAACCTCCATGATAGAAGACGTTAAGAGTAGAGCCAATGCATTGCTTTCTAGCACGGATTGGATGGTTATACGAAAAGCAGAACGAGATGTAGCAATACCTTCAGCTAACGAAACTCATCGAGCCGCAGTAATTACTGAATGTGCAAGACTAGAGTCAGCGATAGCAGGAGCCGGAGATGTGGATGCATTAGAAGCTGTAATGGGTACACAAAATTGGCCAGAGGAGCCCTAAGTGGCATATTCTAAAGCTAGAAGACTAGCGGACTTAATGGCCGCTAATGATGCTAAAGTACCTGCTACAAAAAGTGCGGATGTAGCTACCGCAAGATTAGCAGATGATTCTGTTACGTCTGCAAAAATTGATGATAATGCTGTAGTAACAGCCGCTATAGCAGATGATGCGATAACCTCTGCAAAAATTGATGATAATGCAGTTGTAACCGCAGCTATAGCGAATGATGCAGTAACAGGGGCAAAACTAAATCCTCCTCTTGTGCAGGGTGATATTATCTATGCTGATGGCACCGACACAATTACTAGACTAGCAAAAGGTACTGCAGCTCAAGTTTTAACTATGAATGGCGGGGCAACTGCTCCTTCTTGGGCAGATGCAGCTGGCGGCGGTTTGGAACTACAAGCAACACCTAAAACCTCAACTTTCACAGCGGTAGCTGGTGAGCGGTACCTCGTCGATACCAGTAGTTCCGCATTTACAATGAACTTCCCTGCTTCACCAAGTGTCGGAGATACGGTCGGTGTAGTTGATTATGCGGGGACATTCGATACTAACAATCTAACTCTAGGAAGAAATAGTGTAAATGTATTACGTGAGGCTGCTGATGGAGTTATTAATACAAAAAATTGGTCTACTGACTGGATGTACGTTCATGCGACCCCTGGCTGGTTACCTGTAGGATAAGGAGAGAAAAAAGTGGCATCAACTCAACAATTTTATAGAAATGATTTAACTTATAATATGGTAACAGACCCTAAAAAGTTACCTCTTTATCGCTGCGGTGGAACGAGTACTCCCTATATGTGCACCGGTCAGCGAACATGGCATTACGCCTCGCACCTGAACTTTTGGAGTGGCATGAACGAAATGGGCACTCGAACTTGGAGTTCTGTTGCAAATAGTTATGTTGCGATATTAAATCTCTCAAATTTATCAAACCCTGTCATTATGGGAACATTTGTAGGAAGATATCCTAACGCCACTAATACCACGAAAGTAAGATTCACAGTTGATGGTACAGAGACCGTAATCGCACCTAGTACAACATGGAATGGCCGACTTGTAGTAGGGGGAATGAATTTTGAAGGGTTTGGCGATACAAGCTATGGACAGGCTGCTGGAGGCATGAGATTTTTATATTATAACACTGCTGCTGATGCTAGTACAACTTATGCCAATGGAAATGGTTTTGTGGAATCTCCAATGGATATGCTTGTTCACGGCATGCCTGTTTTATATGCTGAAGACAGTTTGAAAGTCGAAATATGGGATAATAACGTTTACGCTAGCGGTTATTACTACTATTGTGGGGTTACTTGGATGACATTGGAGGGTTTCTAAAATGAAAAGAGAAAATATAACTAACCCAGGGCAAGATCCGGTTGACGGTGATTGGATAAAAGATACTCATGATGACGGTATGATAATAGAACACCAGTTTCAGGGTGTTCTCGTTCCAACGGAAGAAGAAAAACAAGCAGATGCTCGGAGTTGGCGTGATCAAGAACTTAGAGCAACAGATTGGATATCCCAAACGCCAGATCACCCCAAACGAAATGATTATTTAACTTATCGTCAGAAATTAAGAGACTGGCCTTCAACATCAGACTTTCCTGACACTAGGCCAACATTATAGGGCTTAGCCCAATTTTTATAAGGAGGACTTATGATATGAAAAAACTATTGACTCTAGGGCTATTAGTCCTAAGTCTAGGCGCGTGTACTAGCACGCAAACAACTGAGTATTATACCGCTGTGCAAAATGCAGCAATCGCACAATCAAAAATGATGCAGGCTCGATATGATGCATTAGGAAAGATTGCGGGAAATGGGGGAGAAGCGTCAACAGCAGCAGTAATGGCTTTAGCAATGACGAGTCAGAACTCTATAGTTCCTCAGCCTCAGAAGTCAGAAGCATTACAGTGGGCACAAGTATTATCGGGCCCAATAGCTGGATTAGGTTCTATGTGGCTATCTAATGATGCAACTAAAACTATGGCAAGGTATAATAAAGATACTCAAATATCTAGAATTCAAGCGGATCAGCAAAACACTACAGAGCTTTACGGCCTTATGGGCAACAATTCAGATAATATGATGAATTTGGGTCTAGGAGGGTTTAATGCTTTGAATACTTCAATGGAGTATATGAATCCTACGGATTATCCTGACTACTCTACTAACTTTAGTAATATTGACAATTATCTATTACAAATAATAAATAATTTAAATACTAACAGTGGTGAAGATAGTCAGATTTGGATTCCTGGAGTTAACTGTATTGGTCCAGGCAGCGCAGGAATTATTAGCGTTGGTGCGACTGGACAGTCAATACCTGTTTGTCCGCAGTAAAAAAAGGGGCTTTCGCCCCTTATTTTCAGAAATTATAAGAAATGCCTATGACCGTTTCTTCCGTCCCGATCTGACCTCCTAAAGTATAATTCCCAATCTGTTTAGAAATATTTAAAGCCTGATAGGAATCAAATCCTGTTGCTTTTCCATACTCTAATGATAATCCAACTTTTTCAATGAAGGGAATTCCGTATATTACGTTGATAAAGTCAAGTTCAGAATTATCTAAATCTTTGTAGTATGTAACACCTAAATCCCACATAGTTACACCAACATATGCTTCATCGATATCATCATACCCTTTATCCCATTTATACTTTATGTACCCCGCATTGACCCCGAATTTGTCGTTAAAATCGTGAGATACGCCTGCAAACAGGTCGTACTCAAAATTAGCGTCATCATCAAAATCAACTTGCGAAGCCCACGCCCCCATTGTAAAGCTGCCTAGTGCTACTCCAACACCCCCACTAGCGGCAACATTGCCACTATTTTGAGAATAACCACGCCAAACATAGTCTGACGATACAGCTACAGTTCCGCTGAATATTTCACCAGCAAAAACCTGTGCCGGAAGAAGCAATAGTAGTGCTACTAGTACTTTTTTCATTCTTCTTCCTCTGCGGATACCATCTGTGGCTGCATTTGTGGTGCAGCCTGTTCTTGTATTTTTTGAATAAGATTCATACTGAGTTTAGCAGGAAGTTCCCCCAAACCTTGTAGAATAACATTCACCTCTCCTAACTCTAGATCAAAGTTCATTTAAATATATCCTGCCAGTTACCCGTCGTGCTAGCACGAGAATACTCCGTGGCTCTATTTTCAAAGAAATTAGTGTGCTCAACTCCGTTTAACATGTAATCTAACCACGGTAAAGGATTTTGCTCACTCCCAAATATTTTTTTCATTCCAAGACCTAATAAACGTCGATCTGCAATATATCTAATATATTCTTTTATTTCTTCTGCAGTTAGATCGGGTACTTCTGCGCCTTTAAAACATAAGTCAATAAAAGCATCTTCTAGTTCCACGGTTCTCTCTGCAGCACAGTATATTTCATACTTTAGATCATCTGTCCATAAATCTGGATTTTCCTTTATGAAAGTGCGAAAGAGTTGTGACATTCCTTCAACATGTAATGTTTCATCTCGCACAGACCATGTGACGATTTGACCCATACCTTTCATAAGGTTGTGCCGAGGAAAGTTAAGCAAGATAGCAAAACTACTAAATAGCTGTACCCCCTCGGTAAATGCCGAGTATATTGCCATTGTTTTAGCAATATCCATCGGAGTTTCCATACCAAAATTACTAAGATGCTCATGTTTTGCTAACATTTCTTTATGCTCGAAGAATTTTCGGTACTCATGATCCCCAAATCCCAGTGTTTCTAGGAGCAGGGAATAAGCTTCCTGATGTACAGCCTCCATTGCTGCAAAAGCAGACAACATCATTCTTACTTCAGGTTGCTTAAAAGTTGGCAAATAATGTTTTGCATACCCACAGCAAACATCTACATCTGCTTGAGTAAAAAATCTAAATATTTGCGTAATTAGTTTTTTATTTTCAGGAGTAAGTTTTTCTCTGTAATCTCTAAGATCATCAGCGAGGTTAACTTCATCCGGAAGCCAATGCATATGTTGCTGGGTCTTATAATGTTCAAATGCCCACGGATATGCAAAAGGCTTATAATATTCTCGTTCTTCTAATAGACTCATATATCACCAATTATGTATTATATTTGCCATGATAAGGAATGCACATATAAGATTAACAATTAAAATACTTGTTCTTATTAGTGCAATCGCATTATCATTAGCAGGATCAAACCCATCCTCTTCGCTGTATGAACCAAGAGCGTGCTTCCAAATTGTCCAAAGTTTAGCCCTCACAAGCCAAACAAGCCTCCTCCTCCATACTATCGAATATATACTGTCTTAGAGCTTCATCAGAAACTGTTTCTGCTCTTTTAATAGCCTCACTTCGTAAGTAGTATAAGGTTTTTACTTTCTTTTTCCATGCCATCATATGTATAGCATGAAGTTCCTGTTTTGAGACGTTTGCAGGAAAAAATATGTTTAATGATTGGCTTTGGCAAATTTCTTTTTGTCTATCTGCTGCCATATCTATAACCCAACGCTGATCTATTTCTACAGCAGTCTTAAAGACATCTTTAGTCCAATTATCCAGAAAATCAAGATGTTGCACAGAACCATTATTCGTAATAATACTTTTCCATACTTCGTCTGTATCTTGCCCCATTTCTTGTAATATGTGTTCAAGGTATTCATTTTTTAATAGAGATGATCCCGATTTAGTTTTTTGCGTAAATGCATTAGCCCTGTATGGCTCGATACTAGGAGAAGTATTCCCACAGATAATAGAACTGCTAGCATTGGGAGCCACAGCCAATAAATGAACATTTCTAACCCCGTACCCAAGAGCGTCAGGGGCTTCACCACGCTCCACTGCCAGATTTTTTGTCGCATTTTTCGCCTCCGCTTTTATACGCTGAAACATTTGCATGTTTTTGCCTTTAGCCATTGCACTTTCAAACGGAATATTATGACGCTGTAAATACGCATGAAATCCCATTGCTCCTAGTCCAAGACTTCTTTCTTGTTTAGCACTATATGCTGCTTTTGCTAGTTCTGGAGGCGCATTTTCTACAAAGTAACTAATCACATTGTCCAACATTCTTACTAGGTCGGGAATAAACTGAGGCTTATTACACCACTCATCATACTCCTCTAAATTTACACTTGATAGACAACATACTGCGGTTCTATCTTCATCAGTTGCCAATGTAATTTCAGAGCATAGATTAGAGTGATTTACTTTTAATCCTTTATCTGCTTGACAATTTGGTAAAGCGTCCTGAACTGTGTCACCAAACATAATGTAAGGTTCCCCAGTTTCCACTCTATTCTGTATTAGCTTAACCCATAAAGTTTTAGCAGATACTGTTTTAGTAATTTTACCTGTATGTGGGTCAATTAAGTCCCAAGAATCATCGAAACCTGCTATTCTAGTAGCATTTTCAATTATCTCCATAAACCTGTCGCTAACCACAACACCGTGATGCAGATTAACAGATTTTCTATTAACATCGCCCCCTGTGGGTTTTCTAACATCGAGAAACTCCTCCACCTCTGGGTGAGATATATCCAAATATGCAGCATAACTTCCTCTCCTTGTTACTCCTTGTGAAAATGCTAACATTTCGGCGTCTACTACCTTCATAAAAGGTATAACGCCCGTACTTTCCGATCCATTAGATGTCTTAGAGCCTACAGAACGAACAGCCGACCAAGCGCCACCAACGCCGCCGCCCACGCTAGAAAGAAAAGCATTCTCTGTGTAATGCGATGTGAGTCCTTTTCTGCTATCCTCAACATAGTTAAGAAAACAACTAATAGGAAGCCCGCGAGTTGTCCCACCATTAGAAAGTATAGGAGTAGAGAACATAAACCAAAGTTTAGAAGCATAATCATATAACCTTTGTGCATGAGCCTCATTGTCAGAAAAGGCTTGAGCTGCACGTGCAAAAGCATCTTGAGGTGACTTTTCACCATCAATTAAATATCGATCATCCAGAGTTTTTAAACTAAACTCAGATAGATAATTATCCCTACTATAATTTACTAACACGCTACCCTCTCCTCAATCTTTGCTATATTTCCTCCTCCTATAGCATCATCACAATAAGACATTAAATCCATTAATTCATAGTTTTGAAGTATTCTCTCTCCACAAGCATTTAACTCTTGAATATGCTTATACTTACTAGCAATAGGTAGCGAATCATAAATATTCATTGCATCCCCATATGCAACAATTAAGTCTTTTGCCCGTTTTGGACCAATACCTGTTATGCCAGGAACATTATCCCCTTTATCACCAGTTAGGCACTTTAAGGAGATATACTGTTCTGGACTTACTTCGTAGTGGTCATACCAGTTTTGAATTCTTACTTCTTTTCTATTTACATAAGAAAATCTACTTACACCTTCTTGTATTAGTAGATCCCAGTCTCGGTCACTAGAAATTAACCAGATTTCACCGAAACCATACTTATCTTTTTCTTTTACTAAGTGTGCTGCAATATCATCCGCTTCTACTCCATCAAATTGAAGTACAGTTAAAAAGCCGCTCAACATATCTATAGTAGCTTGATACTCTTCAAAGAACTCTTCAAACGCAATTTTTTCTTCTTCCGTTTGAGTTGCGTACTTATCTTTTCGATTCTGCTTATAATCAGGAAGTATATCTTTCCTATACTTAGAAGAGCCGCCATCCGCTGTAAGTATTACATTTCCACACTTGTATGAGTCTGCAAGACTATGTACTGTCTTTTCGTACTCATACCTAAAATCTGTTCTGCCCTGATGTTTCCATCTAAAAGCTAAATTAAGGGCATCAACTATCATTGTGCCCTCTTTTCTTTGCGAATTAAAACTAAGTGCCATTTATAAACCTTATTTCTTCGTTATTTAACCAATCTTCTGCAATACAAACATAGCACTGTAAATCGCTGATAAAGATAAAACTCGTATTTTTAGGACATGCTTCTGTGGCTGCATATATTTTTGACCTGTTATATTTAAAAAATAATAACGGTTTTTGTTTACCACTACATGCTTGATTTTTGAGTTTCTTCCACCATCGACTTAAGTTATTAGTTTTCTTTTGCGTTAATATTTTATCCGTTAAAGGAGTATCAGCGTAGTTCTTTACTTCAATACAATAAATATTCTTTTCATTTGGGACGTACAAATCCCCCTTCAGGTACTCTAAAGCACCTGACATTGGTACACGTTCAAATTGAAGATTTGTATGTTCTCGAAGTAGATCCCGTACTAAATATTCGCCGCGTGCTCCTTTAGCTCTTGAATCAACCACCGAAGGTAAGATCGTCTAACGCATCGAGCTTATCTTTATACTCAGCAATTTTACCTAATTCTTCTTCTAGTGTGGCGACTACGTCGGGATGTTCCGCTACTCCAACAGGGTTCTCTAAAAAGACTCTTGCATTTATCTCATGCTTACTTATTTGTCCGACTAGATACTTTCTCATACTGTCAACATATATCTTTGATTTTTTACTCATTCTAACCTACTTATATTTTCTTCTTTTACTACTTCTTTTTTATCGAGTAGCGGGTGAGTCCAACCGTGTGAAACGATGTAAGTGTTCAAATCTTCCTCAAGAAGAACCTCTACTAGTTTCTCACGCCCTGTGTCATCTAATACTGCAATAACTTCATCTAAAAATAAAATGTTAAGCCTAGACTTAGAGATACTACTCATTAGCTTTCTTATAGCAATAAGAGTTGCTGTATTTACTCTAGCTAACTCTCCTGAAGAAAGTGCGAGAATATCTACTATTTTGCCATCGTCTTCGACTTGGACATTTAATTTATCATTAGATACTACGAATTCAAGAGTAAACCTACCATCAGAAAGCTCTGCTAGATAGGTGTTCGCTAATTCTTCCAACTCTTTGACAAGATTTTCAATCTTGTAAGCTAATAGACCATTTGTACTGAAGGCTTTTTTCAATACTTCCAGATTGGAAAGAAGACTTTCCTGTTTTATAAGAACGTCTTGAAACTCTGCTGCTTCTAAAAGAAAAGCATTTGTCTGTTCTTGTATTACTTGGATTCTGGTGTTGTGTTTTGTCCTTTTTTCGTTTTCCGCTGCGTTGCTTGCCAACTGCTCTTTTCTTTGAAGTAAGTCAGCTCGAACGCTTGCCAAGCGGCTTTCAAGCTCTTGCTTATCCAAAAGGGTACCTGGTAAGCTTTTATCAATGCTGCGATACAAGTCTGTCCAATCTGCTTCGAGCTTTTGACAACGCTCGAATTCTTTATTGTCAGCCTTAATTCGTCTAATTTTTTTCTCAATTTCATAAATATTTTTCTCTGAGTCAAGTATCTTTTGGGACTCTGTGTCTACAAGAGACTGTTTAAAACTTGGGTCAACTTCCTGCTCGCAAGTAGGACAAACATCCCCTAATTTCTCTAGTTTTTCTACGAGGCGTTGAGACCCCGTTGAGACTTGAGAGTATGTTCCAATCTCAGCTTGCAAATCGTCATATGAGACTTTCTCAGTTATTTTACAATTTTGTGCTTCTTGTAAATCAATTTGACCAAGTAAGTCTTTCAGTTGATTATTTTTTGAGATTTTTTTATTTTTTTCCGAAATATTTTCAATTTCTTTCGTAAGGTAACGGAATTCTTTCTCTTCTTCATCCGTCGAAATTTCTAAATTTAACATTGGAAGTATATTGGTATCACCCAATTTGTTATCTTCCAACCATTTTTCAATGGTATCTAACTTTGCTTGAATTCCGTTAATTTCTAAGGAAGACTTTCTTGCTTCTTCTTTAAAAATATCAAATAATTCTACATAGTTTTCAAGATGTAATAGGTCGATTAAAAACTTTTTCCTGTTCGTATCTGTTGCTGTTAAGAATTGTAAACTAGCATTTGTATTTTGATATACTAATTGGGAAAAAGTTTTAAAATCGACCCCAATAACCTCTTGAATTGTTTTATAAGTATTTGTAGCAGTATGGCTAGAAATATCTTCTCCGTTCCTTTCTAGCTTTACTTTTACATTTGTTTTTCTATCAATACTTACAACATAGGTATCGTCATCTTTTATAAAGGTTAATTTTATGTTGTAACCTTTACCAACATATCTATTTGGAATATCTGCTTTTTTGATTCCTTTGGAATTTTTGTTATACAGAGCCTCCTCTATAATCAAAGGTATAGAGGATTTTCCTGTACCATTTGTTCCAATTATCTGAGTTACAGTATTATCGTCTAGTAATAACTCATTGTCCGAACCATAGCTAAAACAGTTATTCCACTGTAGCTGTTTTAGAGTAATCATTAAAAGTTCCTATAATACTGGATATTTTTTCTTTCGGAAGCTCTAGTATATATTCTAAATATTCTGCTAGCTCTTCACTTATACTCATTTCTTTGTTTAAAACTAAGGTTGCTTCTGTACTTCGTCTTACTACTTTCTTGTCTAAAAGTTCTGAATTTTTTACTTTTGACAGGTCTTGAATATCACCTTCTAGTTCATAAATTGTGTGATTATACTCACTTGGAATCATCTCCTCAGGGCTACTAACTGTTTTTCTAAGTAGTTGTGGTAGATCAAATTTATACCACTTCCAATTAAAATTTTCATCAATTAATAAATATCCTGTTTCTACCTCATTCCTATGAAATGACGTGGTCATAGGACTACCTGGATAAACAATATTTCTTTGAGTATTGCTGTGGGCATGTAAGTCCCCTGCTAATACTATAGGGAAATCTTTTAATAAGTCCAAGTCAATTTCTGGTTTTACATGTGGGGGAATTTCACCCCTAACATGCGTGAACAGAGGGATTTTTTTATTTAACTTGTCAAAAATATTCTTTTTATGTAATTCACAATAGGGAAGTATTTGAAACTCTTCATAATCAGCAACTTTATCCTCAATAAACACATTTTCATTTATTTGTCGAGTTGCTTCCTTTAGTTGAGTAAAAAAAGTTTTATTTTTCTTTGTAGCTTCATGGTTCCCGTCATATATTATAGTGGGAATTTTTACATTAGCCACAAAGGTAAAATATAACTCTAATTCTTCCATAGTCGGAAGACGATCAAATAGATCGCCTCCGATTATGTGTGCAGAGCATCGTTCTTCTACTTCAGCAATCTGATTAAAGAACTTAATATATCTATTTTTAGCCCACTCAACTGGGACATTTTTCTGTCCCAGTTTTAAGTGCCAATCTGCTGTGAATAGGATCACGCTACATTGAACTCCGCTTCAAGGGTTTCATCGACTTCATTCGTATCCGCTTGACGAATACGATCCAAAAGCTCTTTTTGAGCATCAGGGGTTGGACGAGGCATTACATCATCCATAGACTTAAGATCAGCAATAAGCTCCATCTCGTCGTCATTAAGTGCACTAGGCTTGCACTTTAGGGGTTGAAGCTGATACTCTACATTGTAAGGAAGAGGTCCAGTTTTAACTCGCTTGAATTTTATATCCCACCCAGATTCTGGATCAGTGGGATCGCCTAGGTCTTCAGCAGCAGTAATAATCTGCTCCCAAAGCTTCTTCTTTAGATTTACAACTTTTACTTCGCCATTGTCTATGCACTGAGTGGCATAGCTCCAACCACACTTGAGGTCGGGGTAGTACTCACGAACCCAATCCTTCTCTTTGTTGTTGAAAGACTCAGTATTGCGATCAAACGACAGACACTCTAAAGGGATGTTTTTGTCGTTTTCGCCCTTTACCCAGTAAACATAGCGAGCAAGAATGTCGCCACACAGACGAAAAGAATTATCTCCGTCCTTGTACTGAAAAGTGCTAATTGAGGTTTTTTGAGCAGAACCTTTCTGCTGATTAAATGATATTGCCATTTTAATGTATCTCCGTTGGGGCTTCTTCATATAAAAAATGAACTTGGTCACCTTTTACCTGAAGTAGACTATGATTGTTTAAAAATATAAAAGGATCTATTGGTAAATGCAATACATCCAATGTTATTTTACCAAAGGCTTTATATTCTGCATAAGAACGCAAACTTGCTAAGCCAGCGTATATACAGACATCTTTATAGCCGTATTGATAGCAATTATATAAAAGGACATCAGGATGTAGCAAAAAAGACTCCCCCTTGAAATCGATATTCGAATATTTATAGATTCTATCAAAACGATTATTAGGGATTTGTTTTTCCACTAACATCTTCAAAACTATTACCATCTCTAATACATTGCCTTCGCATGTTTCAAAGATTTTTGTCCAATTATATAGAAGCATATTATATCAAAAAATGAAGTTCTTGTCAAGAACTATTTTTTTAAAGTTCCTGTATGTTGTAACCCTGTTTCATGTAGTATCCCATCCTATTGGAAGCCTGTCTTCGTGCAGTATTTCCTTTTAGTTGAATATCCACTACTATAGGGTCTCGTTTTTCTTCTTTTTGCCGTATTACTCGTCCTATTAATTGAGTCAGTAAAGGCTCATTATTTACAGGAGTACCTAAAATCAGACAACTAAGGTCGTCCAAGGAGATACCTTCTGAAAATATTGCTTGAGTACCAAACAATATATTTGCTTCTCCTGTTGTAATTTTAGACATGAGTGTTTGTCTTTCTTCATGTGGTACTTCTCCCGTAACACAAACAGCTTTATCGCCTGCCAGTTCGGCGCAGGCCTGCAAAAAATGTACTCGATCACTTACTACTAACACTTTGTGACCTTTTGCTGCGAAAGCGGCGGCTAAAAGTGCAATCGTGTGAACATACTCTTCATTATAGGCTAATTGTGTTACTTTATTTGCCCAAGGAATATTACTGCCGTCCATGAAGCGTATTTCAGAACGATGAACCCAAATACTAGGAGTCATATAGTTTTCTTTTGGGGGTTTTATTACTTTTTGTCCAAAATAATCTCTAAAGACTACATGTTTACCGTCCTTTCTTTCTATCGTACCCGACAATCCAATCTTATATCTTGCATAGTTTGAATCTATGACTTTAGAAAAGGTTGGGGAAGAAACGTGGTGCATTTCATCTAACATGACTAACCCAAATGCTTTTCTAATAGTCGGAATATTACGATATAAACTCTGAGTATTGCCAATAACTATAGGAGGGTCAATATTAAATTTACCACTACCTATAATGCCAGGCGTAAACCCAAATACTTTTTCTACCTCTTTTGTCCACTGATTTCTAAGTGGGACTGTATGTACTACAATAAGGGTTTTCTGTTTCAGCTTGCCAGCAATCGAAAGACCTGTAAAAGTCTTTCCCCAACTGACCCAAGCGTTTATTATACAGTTGTCTTCGACTTCATCAAAAACTTCTTGTTGGCTTGGTCGTAAAGGGAACTTAAACTCAGGAAGTTCTACTGGTAATTTAATCCGTTTATCGACTACTTCGTAATCTCTTGGGATTAAATCCGTTCGTCCAATAGGAATACTTACTAAGTTACTACGAATACGTGCCATATTTTTAATAACTATAGGCGGGTCTTTTGGATTGTACGAAGGAATAGTATAAGTTAGTTCTTTGCTTAAAACTTCCTTATACTGATCTGTTACTTCTAAATAAATACGATTGCTGATAACAGCTTTCACAAATCCCCTCCACAATGTGGACAATTTTTAATTTCGGCTTGTTTGATTACTTTTTTAAGCCATCTTCTTTCTCTCAACCTACTTAAAATAAGTGGGTTATCTCTTTCCGATTTGGGGAGGCGCAAGGCCTCCCTAACGGAGGTTTCAAGTCTATTTTTTCGTGCTATGAATACGGGAATAAAAGCTCCTGTTTTCATCCTCTGCGTGTGACTCCAAACCACCATAGAGCTATTAGCCCTACTGTTACTCCTATTACTACCCATCCTGTTATGGGCATGTCAGTCCCTCCACTTCTTGTTTTGCGAGAATATAATCTCGTACAAAACCACTTCGTACTATATCTTTTACACCAAACTCTATTAAATCGAATGAACCCATTTCTTTCAAAATAGTTAAAAAAGACATTAACCCGTTTTGTTTTAAATCGGCTTGCTGAAAATCACCACAGAATATTACTCTACAGTGTTCTCCCACTCGTGTTATAATAGAATCCAATTCATGAAAAGACATATTTTGACACTCATCGACTAAAATAACCGCATCTCTTAGTGTTACACCTCTAATAAAGGAAGTGGTCATAAAATGTACCAATCCTTTGGTTGTTAACACTTGATATGCGTCCCCTCTTCCAAACAGTTCAATCGAAATATCTTTATAAGGCTCTTCATAGACTGAAGTTTTTTCCTTTTCATTTCCAGGAAGAAAACCAATATCTCGGGTTGGAACTGCACTTCGTATTATTACTAGCTTTTCAAACATATTTTTAATCATATCGTCAAAAGCTAAATAACATGATATGAAGGTTTTCCCTGTACCTGCTACTCCATGCAGTACTAGGTGTTTCTCGCTTTCAAAAGCCTTTATTTGGTTTTGTGTTAAAGGTTCAATCTCTTCAAGAACTAAACTAGCTCCTTGAAGAGTCTTACTTCGTTTTCCCATAGGCATCTATATTTTTCTTCGAGTGTCCTTAAGTTTTGTCTCGGAATACTCGTATAACATCCAAGGTATATCATTTAAATGCAATATACCCGCCCAAGTTCTTCCTTCTTCAGGAGGTCTTGGGATTGTGAAAGGAAAGTTAATTCCTTTTACCCACAAAAGTGAGGCAACTTCTTTTCTATCAACCTTTCTGATCTTATAATACTTAAGTTTACACATTAAGGTTTTGTCATAGATAAAAGGGTCGCCCCTTGAGTCAATAAAACTATTTCCTGATTGCTTTAGTATTCCTATATGGCTTATTAGAGCATTTCTCAGAGGAAAAAGATTTTCAAAAGGAGTCTGTAATCTACGAATCCCTAATGTGTCCCCTGGCATGTTTTTGTCGTCCAGTAATTGGTCGTCAAGAAAAAGTAAGCCGTCAGAACAATTCCAATTGCTTGTTGGCAGTCGGAATACTGGAAAGGTTACGTGTTGAACGTCCTTGTACGTAATGATCAACATACTCTCCGTTTAAATAAATTTTTATTTCCGTACATCCCTGTCCTTCTAACATTTTTGCATAGGTATAAGGGCCGACGCTATGCATTTTGGCAGACATAGAGTCTTTTTTATTTTGATGCATCCACGTTAAACTATAACCACTTAAATCTGCTACACCCATGAAAATACTCCTAATTGATATAAGTCTATTAAAATCTCAAAAATATGTAATCCAATGTCAACACATAGTAATATTAAAATTACTTTAAAAATTCTTATCATATTGTAAAACTAACTCCACATCCACATGCATCTTGTATGTTAGGGTTTGTTACCGTAAGGTAAGACCCCATTAATTCTTCATTGTAATCTATCGTGCTACCTGCAACTGCAAAAGTAGCAGCATCACTAACTACTAATATGTCATCTACTATTCTATCGGAATCTGCAGGGTGATCGGTATACCCCCAATCATATTCAAACCCTGCACATCCACTAGGTTTAAGGTGTAAACGTATGTACTTTTGCTTCTTTTCAATACGTTTATAGTTAAGATACTTCTTCGCACTGGCAGTTATGGTCAGCATTTTTTCCCTCATAATCGCTTATCGCGGCTTTTATAGCGTCCTCAGCGAGAACGCTACAATGTATCTTTACGGGTGGGAGGCTAAGTTCTTCAGCAATCTCGGTATTCTTGATTTCACAAGCATCGCTAAGGCTCTTTCCCTTGACCCATTCTGTAAGCAGAGAGCTTGATGCAATGGCGGATCCACAACCGTAAGTCTTGAACTTAGCGTCTTCAATGACACCTTTTTCATTGACTTGTATTTGTAGTCGCATAACGTCTCCGCAAGCAGGTGCCCCAACCATACCCGTACCCACGGATCTAGATTTGTCATCAAGTCTTCCAACGTTTCTTGGTTTTTCATAGTGATCCAGTACTTTCTCAGAGTACGCCATATTCTTTCTCAAATTTGCCCATTGAGTAATCTTCTCCTATATCGAAGTCACATCCGACTGGGGCTCCTGGAATGTTAATTCCTCTATCTAATTGAATCCAATATTTCAGTTTTTCACTGTATGTATCTATCTCTTCTTCTGGTACTTCTGCGAGAATAGAGTCGTGTACTAATGCAAATATACGTGCCTTCATTTTACTAGCCTGTATATCTGCGTGCATGTCTATAGCTCCAAGAAGATTAATATCAGAAGCAGCAGACTGCACCAAGAAATTAAGGCCAGACCTAATACTATGTGATTTAATACCTGCGTCCGAAGATTTGACATTTGGGAGTCTCCTTTTTCTTCCGAAGAAGCTGTAGACGAATCCGTTTTGCTCAATAAATTTATGGTTCGTGTCAATCCATTTTTTAAGAGCGTGAAAAGATTGAAAATAATCATCTATTACCTCTTTTGCTTCTTGTTGGCTGAAATATTTGCCCGAATCCTTAGTTACTTGTTCACTAATTTTCTTCGGACCCGCACCGTACATAATACCAAAGGTAACTGCTTTTGCAGCCTGTCTTTGAGTAGTATAGTACTCTGCTACGTCTTCTACTTCACATGGTAGTCTAAATACTGTTTTCGCAATACTACTATGGAAGTTTCCTCCTGAACGAAATACGTCCATGAGGGCTTTATCTTTAGCTAAAACTGCCGCAACATAAACCTCTGCAGTAGTTAAGTCCATAGCAACAATTTTGTTTCCTTCCGCTGCTTTGATACATCCTTTTACAGCTGGGTTATCCCGAGGAAGCTGTTGCATATTAAGCTTACCACTAGAGCTGAGCCGACCGCTAGTAGTGCCATGAAGATTAAACGACGTACGGAGTCTACCATCTCTATCCAGTTGCGGTATGATTTTGTCCAAATAAGTATTTTTAATTTTGGATCGTTGACGTATGTCAAGGATAAGTCCAGGAACTTCGGATTGACTGCCGAGCTCTCTGAGTACTTCTGCATCCGTAGAATGCGCTCCCGTTCCTGTCTTCTTTCCAGTAGGCTTGAGACCAACGTGGTCAAAAAGAAGGGAACGTAACTGCACAGTAGAGTTAGGGTTAAAATCTTTATCATAGTATGATTCCCATTGTCTTATTGCTGGATTATCGTATAGCTTATCAACTGCTTCATCTATTTGTGTTTGCATAAGCTCTTGTGAGGCATATAACCTTTTCTTATCAAAAGGAACACCATTATCCTGTGCATCTGTTAAAAATCTAGTGCCAGGAATAAGTATATTGTCATATACCCACTTTAATTTAGTATTTTGTTTAATTTTCTTAAATTTCTCGTAAATAAGATAAGTACATAAAGCATCCATTGCTGCATATGTTTTCATTACATCAAAAGGAATAGACCCCCATTGGAAATCATTCTTTAATATACCGTTTTCTTTACGATAGTTATCCATCCAATCATACATGGGCTTTTCATAGTCCCCATAGGGAGTGTATTTAATTGCCAATGTCTTTAGTCCGTGATTACCTGGGTTTTCATTGACCAAATAAGACAGGAGCATCGTATCTTCAAACTTTGGAAATTTAAAGTTGAAATGATACTCAAAAAATGCCATATCAAACTTGGCATTATGAAATACTACTGTTTTCTTATTGAAAAGTTCTTGAAGTAGTTCTTCAGTCTTTTCATCAAAGCAATCTGTAGATATATACGCTCCTCTGTTACCGTTGTAACAAAGTGATATACCAAGTATGTGCCCATCGCGAGGGTACAGCCCAGTTGTTTCACTATCAAGCGCAATAAAGTCCCCATCGTGATCAATGGCTGATTGAATAAAATAGTTACAGTCTCCTGTGTCCTGAATTCCGAAAGCAATTGTTTCATCTATTACAACCTCCTTTATTTCGCCACTTATGTACTTAATAATACTCTGCTTAGAGTCATCCCATGTCTTTTTAGCTTCAGGTTTGAACTTAAGCATTGCTGGATTGATAACAGGCAAGAATTTATCTTCTACTTTCTTACCGGAATATTCTGTTACTGAATTAATTTTTGTAAAGTATTTTAAAGACTCACTTCCTACTAATACAATCCAATCGTATAAATTTTGATTTATTTCAATATCGCAGTCTCGTTTTAATACTTTCTTTATATTAGGATCGGAACATAATTGGTACTGATCAAAATCAAAAGCACCATCGAATTCTTTTCTATAATCCGTCCTACTAGGTTTAGTTTCTACTAAGGCAACTTTAGCCGGTAACTTCATATAATTTTTTCCTTAATTTATCTACTGAAGTTTGGGTTAGTGCACCAGGATCGGTATCTTTAAGATAGATATTCCTAGCTACGAGACCAACTTTCTCACACTCTCCCACTAATTTTTCTGCAGCCGTTTGGCCTGCTTCATCACCATCAAAAAATACTTCTATGTATTCCGCTCCTTGTACTCGGAGCATTGATAGCTTCGTTTCATTATAGTTATTTGTTCCAAAACAGCACACAGCATTTGTAAGTCCCTTATCATGAAGGTTTATCATGTCAAATATTCCTTCTACCATAATAATTGAACCTTTAAAAGGTTTAACTACTGGAAAGAAAGGGAGTCTTGCTCCTGGAGGTGTAAACTTATATTTAGGTCTTCCATCCCCTGTATGTCGTCCTTGAAAAGCAACTATTTTACCTGATATATCTGTTATAGGAAAATTTATTCTTCCTATAAAATCATTATCAGGATGTTGAAATGCTTCAAATTTTTTGTAAGTTTCTGGTTTAATATTTCTCCAGTTTCCTACATATGGTAATCTATTCTTGGGAAAAGACAAACCAATACTTTCAGAACGCTTCATGTTAAGCTTCTTCTTAAAAAGTTCCCGTCTTTGTTGTAATTGGTTTGCCCTTTCCCCAAAATAGTTAAATAAACTACCTTTAAATCCGCACGCAAAGCAATTAAAAATCCCAGTAATTTGGTCAATCCGCATACTAGGATTTTTATCTTCATGTTCTGGATTTAGACAACGTACTAAAAAATCTCCGCCTTTAGGCAGATAATGTATATTTTTGTCTTGTAATAAAGTTTCTACATTCATTAATCGTACTGTCCATGATCCCAGTCATCTCCTTCAAATACATCTTGCCACTCTTCATATTCGGTAGGCTGTCCGTCATCTTCTAGAAAAGAGGTGATAGATTCATCTTCCCCGTAATGACCCCGCTCACGATTACCATCACCGTTAAGCTCCGTAAGGTCTTGTTGTACTTCTTTATAATTAGGTCCTAGTCCCAAAATTGTGTCCCCTCGGCAACCATTCTCGGTGTGCAATAGGCAGTTATAAGTGCCTGTGAGTTTCTATATCTGCGTTTACTGTAGCGACCTCTCTCAATTCTATCAGAGAAGTAGTTGCATCTGTTGATGTCCCGAAAATACATATTACCTGTATTCTCAGGTTCTCCATCTACAATTACAATAAGCAAAAATGCCATTAACATTTATTTACCTATATCTTTTACGTTTTCTCTACTTATTACCTGATACGCACCTTTATTATACGCAGGTGCAATGGTATACTCGGAACTAGCTTCAGACTTCCAATCGTCTCTAGGCTGAGGTTTATAAGGTGTTAGAGGAGCCGAAGGATACTCTTTCGTTTCTCTACGAACAGGTTCTGTGGGTGCGTGCAGTTGCATAAACTCCACTTTCTGTTTTCTTCCACGAATTATGTTACGCTTCCTACCACTGGGGGTGTACCTCATACTGCCTTTTACGATCATAAAGCCTCCACATTTTGAATATATATTATACTTGAAATACATTCAAATGTCAAGAATTATTTTTAGATGTCGTTAATTTCTTCGCCAGTTTTTTGGTCGTTATCCTCTCGTTCTTTTGGAGACAGAGCAGTATCTGGTCCAATCTTCAAGGTCTCCCAGTCCATTGTAGAAGAAAAAGAACGCATAGCGGCTGCTCTCATTTTTACACATTTAAATGTCATACAGGCATCTTCTTGCGACCAAGGTTCCATAGCATATGCCGCATCCGCAGCATCTAATATACCCTTGGCAAATCGAGCTTCACCGCTAGCGTCAGTTTGGTATGGCGAAAATACTGGGGTTTCGTATTCTTGCGCCATACTCTTCAGTGCTTTACTAACTTCTATCTGTTCCGTCCAATCGTATTGACCTCCCCGAGAGGGCATACTAGAACGTTTTACTTGATTGATGTAGTCGACAATAACGACTCCTACATTCATATTGCTTTTGATTTTCTTATCAAGTTCAGCCCGTATCTTGGAGAGAGTTAGAGAAGGATCATAAATTACATCAAGTTGTTGAGTTGGGAGAAGCTCACAACTTGTTACTAATTTATCATGGAACTTATCAAAGTTTCGATGTTCTCGATACTCTGCAAGTCTCTCTTGACTATCTTTGTATCTTTCGGCTTGCCAGTTGGCGACCTTTTCCCATTCAGTTATACTGAGGTTCTTTGTGCGAAGCCTAGAAAAAGGCACACCCGTAGCAATAGAACAACACCTTTGCAGTATTGCTCTACTGTCCATCTCAATAGTGAAATAGAGGGCAGATTTGCCTGAAGAATATACGTTGTTAGCTATATTAGCACAGGTGATGGATTTCCCTGCCCCTCTACGACCACCAACAAGAATCAAGTCTCGGGGGGAGAACGTGATCTCATCATCGTGCTCAGCATTTAAGCCGAGGGGCAGGTACTTACCGATGTCTTCATCTGGCTCCCACAAGGGAATACGTTGCATAGTCTCTTGCGGTTCTTGAAGGTCTACTTTTTCTTCGACATCAAGAACTATCTGGTGCAGATGTTTGACAGACTCTTCTGCATCTTCAAAAGATATAGAATTGTCTACATAGTCCTCAAGGGAATCAAGAATCTCTTTTTGAGTAAACTCATTCTTGAGGTATTGTAGAAGCATATAAGGATCTGCATCTACTTCGACCGAATCTACAGCAAAGAGTAACTCTTTAGTAGATGTGTCACGAATCTCATACTTGAGATCCTCAATCGTAGGGAGTCGATGAAACTTTTCACAATGCGAATCAATAGCTTTAAAAAGCGCATGGTAGGCAGAGGGCAAATAATGCTTACGAGTGCTAGACCAAGACTCGAAATCTTGCAGGTCTAATACTTGCTTAAGGTAAGCACTTGCTATGTTCAACGATTCCCCCGATAAAAATACAGCCGCAATGACCCCTCACTACGGCTGTAGAATTAATACTAATTAAGATGCTGCTGCTTTTTCCTTTTTAGCTGCACCATCATAGTCAGACGCTGTCAACCCACGTCGAGTCAACATAGTCTTAACACCACGCGCAGTTTTGCCAATCGCTTCTGCAATTGCTTCAACTGTCATGCCAGAAACGTCTCCAAGTTCCTCAAGAGGATCGCTCTTAGCTGAGCCCTTGGTATGCTCCTGACGGGGAATAGCATCAATGTCACCAGAACGTAAAAGGCTGAGAGCCTTACCACGTACACTGTTTACGCTACGATCAAGAGCTTCTGCAATCGCTTCAACGAAAGCACCATCATTAACCATAGATACAAACTTAGCTTCCTCATCGGGAGAGTAAGTTCTAACAGTCTCCACTTTGGGAGCTGGCTTAACATGGTCAGTAAGTTCCATAGAAAGAATCTTACCTTGGATAGACTTAGCACTAAATGCTCCGTCTTCAAAGTTAGAAGCAATTTGAGCATAGGTATACTCACCGCTATTGTCTGTGACAAAAGCAGCAAGAGTAGCTTCTTGGCCTTCAGTAAAAGCACGAGTGCTCTTTGCAGAAGCAAGTTCTACATCAAAACCCATTTTTCTCAGCTTGCTAGAAACTGACCGTGTAGTAGTCTCAAGCTGGTCTGCAGCTTCTGCTACAGTAGCTTGGGATACTGGGGATTCATCACCGACAAAATTAGTGAGCTCGTCGGTACGCTCATCTGTCCACTTAGGCAACGTTGCCATTATAGTCTCCTATCAATTCATTTAGACTTGTAATAATTGTTATGCCCCTATCTCGGGCTTGTTTTGTTTTTGCAGATTCAACACCTGATTCATTTATCAGAAAGATTACATCTTTTGTCATAGAGCCTTTTACTTGGTATCCCGCGTAAGAAAGAGCTCTAGCTGCTTCTGCTTTAGTTTTGAAACTGGAAAGCTTACCGCTAATACATACCGCTCCTTTAGTTTCAGTTGCGACTTTAGGAGTTTCAAATTCCCAACTAAAGGGAAGGTCATTTAAACCACATTGAAACTCGTTATAGTACCAGCTAAGTAGGTTTTCAGTTGCTTTTGGCCCAAGACCTGCTGCTTTACACTTGTCCTCATCAATATCAATGATACTTTTGATTTTTGTGGACAATTTAGTTGCTGCCGTCTTTCCTATTAAAGGAATACTTAACGCTGGTAATAAAACATTCAAACTACTTGACTTTGAATGATCTATCTCAACTACTAGTTTTCTTGCTAGTTTTTCAGAGGCAAGAGCATATTTACAAGTATTATAGTCTAAACTATAAATCTCGTGAAAAGAGGAGAGATCCAACTTTTCTATGCTCTTGGGGCCGAGCCCTTTGATCTTTAGCGTCTTTGCAAAATGCTCGATTCGTTTCTGAATTTGAGCAGGGCATAAAGAACTTACGCAATATAGCAGATCATTTATCCACTCAAGTGAAGATTCACAAGAGGGACAAAATTCTGGTGCTTCTATCGCTTGCATAAAGATTCCTCTGAAATTGAAAACATATTATACGAAAATTTAGGTTCCATGTCAAGAATTATTTTTCCTCAACTCGTCGGACAATACGAGGGATAATTTCACCGCTTCGTATGACCTCGACCTGGCAACCAATCTCAAGTCCTAACTCCCTAATGTGAGCCATATTGTGTAGGGTTGCTCTTGATACAAGGGCATCCCCAATCATAACAGGGCTAAGTATTGCTACTGGTGTAACAACACCTGACTTACCTGTTTGCCACTCAACTCTCGATAGCGTGGTTACTACACCTTCTTTTTGAATTTTGAAGGCAAGTGACCCTCTAGGGTGATGAGAAGTAGATCCTTGCTCAGCCCAATACTTAATATCATCTATTCTGTATACTTCGCCATCGGTTGGATACTGTGACGCATCAACTGAGCTAACAGTTGAAAAACCAAGACTCTCTAGCCAATTAAGAAGTACGCTCCAAGACTCAATAAATCCATGCGGTCTTAACTCATATGCAATAAACCGTAGTTCATTACAACGAGGTATAAAGTCTCTAACTAATTTTAAGTTGAGCGACCCCGCCGCATAGTTACGAGCATTAGGTATAGAGATAGGAGCAACTACTTCACCATCAATTTGTACTTTTCTATGAAAGCTGATTGTCTCAGGAACTAAATACTTCATCTTATTTGAAATATCTACTCCTATTTTTCCGTTTCCACGGGTAGTTGCTCTTATAAATTTTCCTTTATCGTATAATATTGATACTGCCGAACCGTCCAACTTTGGACTAGAAATAACTTCTTGGCCTTCGTGTGAAGCGATCCAAGAACCTAATTCATCCTCGTCAAAGGTCTTTTTAAGTGACAGCATTGGAAATGAATGACGTACTCCAGAATCTGGGGTATATCCTACCTCATTATTTTCATGCAAAGCGTCCCACTCGGCATCAGTCAAAGGACTACTGCCTTCCTCGTAGTATTTCTTTGCTATGGAATTTTTGTTGGTATTCTCATTCATATAAATATATTATACTAGAAAATAAGGGTTGAGTCAAGAAGAATTTAAACTAATCAGGTAAATAAATTGATTTTATTAAGTCCTCAAAGTTTTCTTCAATAATTTCTTTTGATTCTGCTAAGGATAGTATCTCAGTGAGGGCACGAAACAACTCTCTTGTGTTATTAAAGTCGATGGGCATTGCAATTCCATCAGGTGTAGGCTTCCATTCTTCATCAAAATCCATGTAATACTTCCTAAGATGAAGGTACTCAACACCACGAAAAGTACTAACGACCACTCGTATTTGGGTTTCTTTTTCTTCGTCATAATGAATTACATGCTCGTAGACTGGCGGCGCTTCGTATATCTGTATCATACTTCGTTCTTCAATACAGAGGACAGCGGCACTACACTGGTCACATTCTTAGGTTTTAATAAACGATAAGAATCCGTGTCCCAGCAAAACAGTAACAGGGTTTCATCGGATTCTTTCGCTCGGTTTTTCTTGTTTTTGATATACTCTGTACTAAAGTCCAAAGTACAAACATTGTACTTTAACTTCTTAGAGTTCTCACTACGATAAGTGATGATTGCATCACCACAATCGTTAACAAGATTGGCTAGTTCGTCCTTTTTCACGACGCTCCTTAGTCAGGTAGGTAAAAACTCTTTTACTATCCTACACCGTGGAGCAAAAAACACCTCGGGAGTCGCACCCGAGGAAAGTACTAGTCAGCCATTAGGCCCGCAAAGTATTGTGCGGCTTTACCAGTCATCTTGGATATTATATCCATATCTGGCTCTAAGCCTTTATCAGTTATAGCAGCTACTAATGCGTCTTGTGCTGCCTGCTTAGAAACGCGAGTACCACCACCAGAAGTCCCGCCATTCCCAGCTGCTTGAGCCTTTTTTACATAAACTCCAGCTTTTGTTAAAATCATACGAACCCCGTTCGGGCTTTCATTGAGTTCGTCTGCTATTTCTTTTACTATCTCCATTGAAGTTTCAGGAGTTGGGTCCTGTGCTTCATACATATCTACGGCTTGTGCCTTTTTATCGTCATCCCACGCCATTCTGCGTTTTCCTCTTTTTTGTTGTTGCTGGAAATAAAATCGGTCGCCCATAGGTTCCCTCATTTTTATACAAGTATTATCTCACGAATTGACATTTGTGTCAAGAATTATTTTTGCGAATCTGTCCAAATTGTTATTGAATATTTCTCTCCCTTAGTTACTTTGGTAGACAAGTGTGGATGGGTTATTTGGCTTGGCCAAATGATTAAATCTCCTATAGGAATATTTTCATTTGTAAAATTTTGCCTTGGAAACTTTAATATCCCTCCTTCATAGTCTGTATTCAATTTTATACTGCCACTAATGTAACTTTCATCTACGTGTTCTTTTAAACTTAATTGTGTGTCTTTACTATATTTTACCGCGAAAATACTGTCCGCCTCTATATTAGAGTTAAAAGACCATATATCATACATACTTCTAAGAACTATATTTTCAATCTGTTCTTTTATTAGATGGTATACTGTAGGAAAATGTGAGCTTAATTTAGTATCATGTGTTGAGTACCTTCGATCATAAACTCCTCGTTCCCAAGCGTTTTCTTTTTTAAGTAGAGTTAATATAGTGTCTGATAGTTCTTCGTTCAGAAATCTAGTATGGAATATATCTGTTGATACTTCAGTCAAGTTCTGTTCATAGAATAAATCTAACATTATATTTTTTCTAAATTGATTCCATACTCCTCTAAATGAGTGAGCTTTCCTAAGTCGTAAGCTAATGAGGCGGCATAGTATCCTCCTTTTATGAGCTCCTCAGTGTGTTCGAATACGTATATGTAGTAGCACTTACTTGAATACTTTTCTACGTAATCTATTTCATTTGCCTCCTTCTCTACTAGAGCGGGGGCATGGTTAAACGCTGACCAAACTATCTCTCCTGGCTTAAATTCTTCAGATATACACTCATCAGGTAAAAAGGCACACCCTTGTCTATCCTCTACTGCTGCGGGTCGTGTCGGTACTCCTACTCTGTTAAGTATTCCTTTTACAAATCCCGCAGAGCGGTACATACTTTGAGATATTTCAGATACAGACTCACCACGTAGATAAGACTGTATTGCATCTTTTATCTCTTCTTTAGTTGCTCTTTTACCTTTTAATTGAGCTTTTCGTTTAGCTCTGTACTCTTTTCGCTCTAAGAAATCATCGAGAATGTTGTTTAAGCGAGTCGTATTATACGAGATATTCAAAATCTCGCATGCTTCCTTTTTTGTTATCGGGCGTTCCCCTGACAGCAGATTCATAACATGTTGAATGTTTTCCTGAGTCAGTTTCTCGTGATCTCTCTTTTTCACTCTTGGCAATTAATTCATCCTCCAATTTAAATAATAAACAACACATTGCATGAGCGAGGTGTGATAGCCCCGTCTCTTCATCGTTTTCTTCCCCGTCTATATGTGCAAAGACATGCCTCAAAGCAGCACTCGTGTATCTATTCTGTAGATCATCTACTTTACGCCAATTTTCGGGATCGTACTTCTCTGCTCCATAAGTTAATACTTTTCCTACTTCTACAATAGACTTAGGAGGCAATAAATATAACTGAGGCTTTTCTTGATCGAACTTTCTGCCTTCGCTCATTTTACTACTCCTTGATGAGATTTATAGGGGTCTTTGTCCCTGTATCAAATTTATCCACATGATAAGTGGCACCACTAACTTTAATAGGGTTCTTTATACAAATACCACATTGGTTCCCTACTATGTTAATAATAAAAGGATTATTCTCTAAGTCTGATTCTGTTATCGCATTGCAGATACAAATGTACATTAGTGGAATTCACAGGGTTCTTCATCCCTGTACCACGACCCACATACATCACAAAAATAACAGCAATCATCTTGATCCTCACAATCTGGATTACCGCACATAGCTTACCCCCAAGGTAACAAGGTCATACCAATCATATTTAGTATAACCTCAATTAAAATAAAAAATATTAAGCCTACTCCTATCTGCCATGCCCACCACTTCCAGCCTTCTAAATTAGAAGCCCAAGTAGCTAATTTACTTTCTCTGGCTTTGTCATAGGCTCCACTTTTTTCACCTATTCTTTCAGCCCAATAATTTGGACTAACTATGTTCTTTAGTCCTTTGAGTATTTTAACTATCACCTTTTAGGCCGATACCAGTTTCTGCATTGAATCATGCTATCAAATTCACCTGTTGAAACTTCTTGTCTACAGGTTTCATTGAGTTCTTTGTTTCCAGGTTCAAAGACTGCAACCATGGTTAAAATTCCAGTAATTATTAGATATTCCATTTATACTCCTTTTAGTTCTACGGCTTTTACTACACTTGGGAAATGAGTGCCAATTATTTCCCAGCACTTTTTCGCTATATTAGCGTGTTCTTGTTGTGTCCCATTAGCCATTCGCAATTCACAATAATGTATCCAACTGCGTAATGTTCCTGCCATATATAGAGTAGTACCTGTCATTCCTTCAGGTAATAATGCTCTGGCTTGTTCTTTTGCAATACCTGATTTCAACGCTTCTTCATAGGCTTTTCTAGAGGTTTGTAGAACTGAGTGTTGCGCCATAGAAAAGTCTTCATTAACACGTCTATGGTATTCATCTTCGTAATCTAACCCGAGGCTATTTTGTCGATTTTTTTCGTCTTGCAGGCGTGCTTCTCGTATTTCAAACGTATCACTTACAGCATAACGCTGGCTAAACTCTTGAAAAGAGAAACTTCGGTGACGTACTATTTGGTGGGAAATATCTCTTGTGGTTTCAATTTCCATAGTAAGAGAGATCATCTCAAAAGGACTCCAATGTCCGTGTTTGATTAAGTACGCTAACAGCTGAGGAGCTGTTTTTTTGTTGTTCTGGTTATTTGGGTTACTTACTCTTGCACAGTAAGCTATAAATTCATCAGCCGAAGAACAGTCTGTAATTGCCGACGGCTTGCTTAGAGCTACTAAAGCTACTTTCATTTTTATACATTTTCCAGTCTAGTCATTAATCTTTCAGCTCGTTTTCGTACTTGACGATACCACTTAGAGTCTCGTCCTTCAACGGCTGCCTGTGCCCACATTCCTTCTTCTAGGGCTGCATTCATTCTAATAAATTTACTTAATCTGGGGCGACCCATATTAAACATCATATTTGCCAGGATCTGCTGGACTTCATCGGGCCACTCATAGAACCTGTTTCCGTATAAAGTTCCACATTCGAGGATACAGGTTTCAATGTCTCTTTTGAGACATTCATCGACTCTTTCACTACTGACTGGCGTTCCAACTGGTCTGCCGTATTCCTCGTCGTCTTTGAGGACAAGATGACCGACTCCAAACGTTGGATAGCCGAGATGGTCATTGTAGATTTCATGCATTACTCCTTCATCATACTTTAACTGTTCAATCAGTTTTTCTTTATTCATTAATACACCTTAACTAAGTCCCAATTCATGGGCTCTTCAGATTTTATTTCTATTATCTGATTCTCATCATCTTTGAACTTGATAAATTTCGGTTTCAAACTATAAAACTTTGAAGCCTTATAGTGCTTAGGTTCCCTACTATATATCGTATTGCCTCTTTCATCAATTACTTTGGCAGCAACAAAATAGATTGTCAACTTATATTCTTCATATATAAGTGTTTTCCACCAGCGTACTAGCCAGTTGTCTTTTACTACATGTTCAATTTTCTCTTCTTCATCAACTATCATCGCCGCCTCTGTTAAATATACTCAGAATTCCTGGCTTTTTCATTGATTCTA